CATTCACAATGCAGTCGTACTCGGTACCGGTATCATCAAGGGGCCGATGGTTGAAAGGCGGGCGAAGAAAGCCTGGATAATGGACGAGGCCGGCAACTGGTCGCTCAGCTTGCAGGAAGATCATCACCCGACCGCGAGCGAAGTAGACCCATGGAATTTCTTCCCGGATATGTCTGCTACCAAGTGGGAAGACGCTGAATTCATTTTCGAGCGGCATATGCTCACCAAAAAGGCTGTCAGGGACTTGGCCAAGCAACCGGGCTTTATGGCCAACCAGGTCGCCAAGGTTCTGATGAATGAACCCAATGCGCGACAAGCCAATCTCACCTACCTGAACGAGCTTCGGGAAATCAATGGCATTACCCAAATCCAGCAAGACAACCGGTATGAAGTGCTGGAGTACCATGGCCCAATCGCCAAGACTGATCTAATCTCATGCGGCTGTCAGGGTATCGACGTTGAAGACCCGCTGGAGGAATACGAAGGCGTGGTCTGGCTCTGCCAGGGTATCGTTATCAAGGTCGGCCTGAACCACATGGACAGCGACGAGCTGCCTTATAACGTGCTCAACTGGGAAAAAGACGAGACCTGTATCTTCGGTTTCGGTGTACCGTACCGCATGCGTGGCCCTCAGAAGGTAATGAACGCCAGCTGGAGAATGGTGCTCGACAATGCAGGCCTGTCCACTGGCCCGCAGATCGTTATCAACAAATCACTGATCGAGCCAGCTGATGGCAAGTGGGAGCTGTCACCGCGCAAAGTATGGTGGATGACTACCAAGGATCCGAAATTCCGTGCTGATTTTGCTTTCCATACATTCGATATCGATTCACGCCAGACCGAGCTGACTGCCATATTTGAAATGGCACACCGCTTGGCTGACGAGGAAACCAGTGTTCCTCAGATGCAGATGGGCAATCAACCAGGTGATACTCAGCAGCCGGCAATGCTCAAGACTTTGGGCGGTACCGCGCTATGGATGAGCGCCAACAACATAATGATGCGCCGAGCAGTCAAGAATTTTGATGACGATATCACGGTGCCGTTTATCTCCCGATTCTATGACTGGAACATGCAGTTCAACAAAAAGAACGATATCAAGGGCGATTACTGTATTGACGCCCGGGGCACGTCAGTTCTGCTGGTTCGAGAAATGCAGTCCAGGAACATCATGGAATTCATCAACGCCGCCATGGTTATGCCTGGCGGCCCGGAAGAGCTGAAGACCAGAGGCGTGATGAAGAACATGGCCAAGGGCATGCAGATATCGATTGATGACGTGATGCGCTCCGATGATGATGCAGATACCGCGAACAAGAACCTGCGAGACAATCCGCCGATGGACCCGGAAGTGCAGAAGGTTCAGGCCATGAAAGAGCTCAAACAAATGGAGATCGACGCCAAAATCGAGGAAAGTCGGCGGGCAGCCAACGAAAGAATGATGGCTCTCGAAGGCGAGCGACAGATCGCGCTGATCAACCGCGAGGTAGAGCTCACCAAGATATCGGCAGCAAACAATCTGAGCATGGAGAAAGTCCGAGCCGATGCCGGAATCAAGAAATACAATATCGATTGGGATATCAAGAAGTTCTACGAAGAACTGGCAGTTAAGAAAACCATGGGCGAAACCGCCAATTACGGATTGGGCGAGGAATAGCCAGTATTTGATTCAGTAACAGAAACGTGTATTAATATATTGAAAAGCCGCCTGTGAAGGCCGCAAGGAGTAGAAGATGGTAGACGAAGTAGTAGCCGATCCGAAAGAAAAAGACAGCCTGGAAGAAGAAACCGAGTTTGAGGCGTCGTTCAATGAGCATGCAGCCAAGAAAGAGCCTGTAATTGAAGAAGAGCCAGACCCCGAGGACGAGGAAGAAGTTGAGGTTGAGGTTGAGGCCTTACCAAGCAACGATGGCAAGTCTGAAGAAGAGTTAGCCGCCGAAGCAGAAGCAAAGGCCGCTGAAGAAAAAGAGGATCCCTATGCTGGTCTGAGCCCTGAAGCCAAGGCAAGAGTGATTGCCCTGGAAGAGCAGAACAAGGAGCTCACCCATCGAATAAATAGTGATGCCGGAAGAGTTAGCGCTTTCCAGCGTAAAGTAAACGATCTGGAAGGGGAGATACAAAGCATCCGTACAGGCAGCACGTCTGGCAATGACCAGCCGAGCAATGCCCAGATTGCCGATGCAATGAAAGGCTCTGATGAACAGTGGGAGCAATTCCGGCAAGACTACCCAGAAGTAGCTGGGGCTATTGACAGCCGTTTGGAAAAGGCTGGCAAAGCAACTCAGGAAACGATTGAAAGTACGCTCGCGCCAGTTAAAGAACGACAGGCCCGGGACCAGCAAAGCGAAGTAGAGGCCGCCGCGAAAGCCGCTGTCGATGCCGTGGCCGAGGTCTATCCGACCTGGACCGAAGCAGTACAAACAGAAGATTTCAAGACTTGGCTCGACAAACAGCCACCAGGAGTAGTCGCCCTGTCATTCAGTGATGAACCAGCCGATGCGTCGGCGCTGATTGGCTTGTACGATGGGCACCTGGTCGCAGAAGGACAGCCAAGCCTCAAAGCAAGCGACCCCGGACCTGGCGTCGAAAAAACCGAGAAACAGAAAGAAGCGGAGAAGCTAGCAGCTAAACGTGCTCAGCAACTGGCTGACGGAACTACGGTCAAGAGTAAACCATCTCAAATTGGCCCTGGAGACGGAGAAAGTGATGAGTTCGAGACGGCGTTTGCTGCCTTCGCAAAACGAAAAGAGGCTAAGCGGCAATCAGCTTAGCAATCGTTAACTAATTTTACCGTCGTGAGACGGCAAGGAGTACGAAAATGTCAGGTTCAGTATATGGCGATATCAATCAGCGTACCGCCGCTTGGGCTGCAACAGAAATGTTGGAGCATGCGCGTCCGATCATTGTCCTGTCTGACTACGGTCAGTCAAAGCCAATGCCGAAGAATAAGGCCGAGCAGGTAAAATTCCGGCGCCCGGTACCTTATGCGGTTTCAACCACCCAGTTGACTGAAGGCGTTACCCCTTCCAGTCACAAAACCAGCTACGTCGATGTGCCGGCCACAATGGGTCAGTACGGCGATTTGGCTGAAATCACTGATCGAGTGGACGATATGTCAGAAGATCCTGTTCTGAAAGATATGTCCATGCTGTCCGGCGAGCAGGCTGCAGAAACCATTGAAATGGTTACCTGGGGCGTGATCAAAGGCGGTACCAATGTTGTCTATGCCTCCGCGGCTGACACCGTTCGTACTGATGTTGATGCTGTTATCAGCCTCGGCGCCCAGCGAACAGCAACCCGTTTCCTGAAGGCCCAGCGTGGTCGCAAGATCACCAGCAAGATGAGCTCAAGTGTGCAGTACGGCGCCGAAGCTGTTGACGCTGCGTATCTGGCTTTCGGTCACACCGATCTTGATTCGGACGTGCGTGATATTCCGGGCTTTGTACCGGTTGAAAAGTACGGCTCGATGAAAGCCCTGCCTTACGAAGTCGGTAAGGTTGAAGACGTGCGTTACATTTTGACCCCGCTCCTGGAGCCTTTCACCGATGCAGGCGCAACCGCGTCTGGCACCGGCCTGGTTACTTCGGGCACCCTGGTCGACGTGTATCCGGTCGTCATCATCGCCAAGGAAGCATACGGTCTGGTACCGCTGCGAGGCGCTGGTGCGATTCATCCTACGGTTCTGAACCCTGGTACGCCCAGCAAGTCAGATCCTTTGGGTCAGCGCGGTTTCGTGGGCTGGAAGACCTGGTTCGTATGTGTAGTATTGAACCAGGCTTGGATCGTCCGTCTGGAAGTAGGCGCTTCAGCATTGAACGGAGTATCTTAATCGCTGAGCGTGTAGCATGATGGGTAACCGCCCTCCGGGGCGGCGTCCTTTCAAAACAAACCTTGATGGTGATGGCTCCGCGCCATGGCCCGGGAGAAAAGAAAATGTCAAATGAATTAGGTGGTGTAACAAACCGAAGTATCCGCGACTCGATTGGCGACCGCGCATTTACCGTTGGTGTTCTGGCGGTAGACGGCACGAACGTCGAAAACGTCCAAACCACGGCGGCTGTCGTGCATACGATCAATGGCGTGTTCCAGACTGATTACCCTGCCACGGCAGAAATCGATCTGAGTGCAGTTGCTGTT